ATGCAAACATTCGCATTCGGCGATATGGCTCGACGAGTTGTGCGACATCTGGGTCGAGTGCGCGTGTCACTCGTATCGCACCCAAGTCTCCGAAGCCGGCAACGCCGAGCGGTGAATCGTAACGCTTAAAGATTCTTGATGCCTGAATGATGACAGCTTGTGTGATCGGCTCAGGCACAGACGGCCAACCATAAATGGCGGTCAGTTGCACCAATGCTTCCGAGCCATAGTTCGCGTTCAGGGTTGGGAAGAGGTAGTCGCCGACTGCACGGATGCGTGTGTATGGAACTGTGAGCCCGTCCAAGATTCCGTTGGTTGGCTCTAATTGATAGTCGCTGGTTGTCCATGTCACATCGAATACGCCGTCAGCAAGTGTCGAAGTTTTGAGAGTGATCGCAGTTGATGAGATGTCATCAATCTCGCAAACATATTCGTCGCCTGCGGTGAACACTCGAACGGTGGCCGAGCCGTATGCCCAGAATTGTCTGTTCGCATAACCGTCAATCAATCGACTGGCTGCACCGGCGCAGTTGTCTATTAGTTCGTCGTCTTGTGTGTCGGCTGTGCCGATACGAAGAGCAGCCTTGATTTGGTTGCGTGTGGCATAGCCGTTGGTGATAGCCATAGTTCCTTTATCCTACTTCAGAGCGTCTGTGTTTGTTCGATGAACAAATCTAGTTGCTCAGCCATTGTCGGGAAGTAGTCAAGGTAAGCCTGATACGACTTGCCGACTTCGGCTTTTGCTTCATTAACTTTTGATGCACAGTTCACGGCACCAAATATCTTCATCGGTCCAGCAGTCAGATGCGACAGATCCCAGCCATCGTTCTCGATGATGACAACTGGACAGCCGCACAAAGTTGCCTCATGGACCAGCGCAGTGTACGCATCGAACGAGATTAGATATTCAGCCGACCGCAACTCATTGGCAAGTTCTTTGCGTGTAGACGGCCAAGTATGAGTAATCAACTTTGCGCCATCAGGGACATGACCGATCTGACCTTTACCAATCCAAACCAACACACCAGACCGCTCACCAGTACCAGGATGGAAGATGTCAGGTTCCAGATAAGGCACATTCAGCACAGGACTCTTATTGATATTCGGATGCCAAACAAACTGCAACCCATCCTTCGCCTCATGATTCAACAACCACCAAACGACACGACTCGAACCCGAAGGATTACCTTGAACAATCTCAGGATAAACATGAATCGCATCATCGAGAATCTCGACACATTCAGGTACCGACCACGGATTGTCAACAAACGGACCATGAGTCATCTTCATCTCTGCTTGCAATCCGCGGTCACGCAATAATTTGCCGAGCAAATACAGCACTCGAATCCCACCAGAGACACGCCGATATTCAGGCGACCAAATCACATACGGCTTCACCGCCGAAACCGCCAACTGTCAGGATGCTTACCGGCGACAACCCACTTCGGCCAATCTGCAGCAACCTCAACCTCATTCAACTTATTACCATTCACGAACACGCCGTCACGCAAACAATCCCGCATCTTCAATTCAATGTCACCAACATTCAACTCGTGATGACTGAACTGGCGCAACTTGTTCACACACCGATCGACTCCACCCATCCACCCAAGATGCCAACCACCAATTAAGTTCGGCATCGTATAGCGGTCAACTTGACGCATTTTGTTAGCGGTGCTAGTGCGCTGACCCCACGGACCAGCAACACAGGTCAACTCCATCGGTGCTTCCCAGTGGACACTGAACACAAGATGACGCATCATCACCGAATGCCAACCATGACAAAACCGTTCAAGCATCGAAGGCGACCAAATCTCATCGACATCACAAACAGTCACCACATCACCATCCTGAACTGCCAACTGATTGAAGGTATGAAAGAGATAGTTGCGTGTCGTCTTCTCAACTATCCATGGGTCAGGATTGACAGGTGTCGTGAAGTCAACCCAATGAATCTTGTTTGCCCAAGATTGAAATCGTTCACGGCTCTCACGGACTTTCGGTAAACCAGTGAACGACTTGTCGCCTTCAATGATGACAAACAGATCGACCGTGTCAGCCAACTCCCACAACCGGCATTCGAGCATGTCGGCTTCGCCGTTGTAAAGAACGCCGTCAAAGACTTTCATCAATCCCAACTCAGGTCTAGGCGGCGTTGAAGATCCCATTGACCCGCGTCAAGTCTTGCGTTGCGAAGATTGAACAATTCAAGATTCGACATGAAACTTTTCGAGTTCTTGCCTTGCAACGAAACATCTGACAAGAGTGTTGAGGAATTGTCGTGCATGATGATGTCTTGTGATTTGCGGATGTTTACATTGAGCCGCACAGCGCGACGCTCATAATCGTTGTCTTCGAAGTAGGCAGGATGGAACGCTTCACAGAACAGGCCGACATCTTTGACAACTTCGGATCCGATCCACGCACAAGCCCAATCAGGTGAACCTGTCAGATGAATCTCGTTCGGGTAACACTGTTCCCAGAACTGTTCAAGTTTGTTCGGCAAGAACCAGGCGTCCGAGTTGAGAAGAATCCAACCAGATGCGAACGGTGTCATCTTGATACCAAGATTCCAAGATGTCGCCACACCAAGATTGCTTGGCATGTCCATGATGTAGGTTTTGCCGTGCCGACTGTGGCGTGGCATCATCAAACAATCTTCTTCAATTTTGCCTCCGTTGTCGATGATGATGATCTTGTCGACAGGGAAGTCGAGTGAATCTATGCAGCGTTCAAGTAGGTCGTATCGGTTGAGGACTGGGATGATTACGACCGGCACCATGCGGACAACTCCTTCATCACAGGCTTCCAATACTGCTCAAAGACGGTGTCGGCTTCATACCCTTGAGCATGGGTGATACCCGCCTCAGAATGGCTCCTAGGCGCGTCATAGGCCAATCTGAGAGCATTAACTATCTCAGGGACCGAAGGTGTGAAGAACCATGAGTTCTGTGCCGCATCCCACCATGGCTGACCTTCAACCGTCCAACCTTCACCAACCAGCTCAGGTTGCGCCGTGAAGTTTGAGACAATTACACGACAACCGCAGGCTTGTGCTTCGATGACTGGAATGCCGAAACCTTCACCCATCGAGCAGGCGAGCAGAACATCTGTCGCCGTGTACATCGCAGCCATCAGATTCTGTGGCATGCCGTGCCGATAGGCGTACTGATCGACGATCTTGTATTTATCTTGAGCAACACCGCAAGCATCAAGCAACGCAATCAGATTGATTCCAGCCATCGCACCCATCGGTTCTGTGTAGAGATATAGCACCGCGTCAGGATGATCTTGAGCGAAGATGGAGAACGCAAGAATGTTCTCAGCCCAAGATTTACGAGCAGGATGCGCACCCTTGTTCGTTGCAACCATAGACACAACGAATCTGTCTTCTTCCCAACCCATGAACTCACGGCCAGTCATCTTCGTACCGTTCGCCAAAGTCACCGACTCAGTCGGCTTGAACACAGATTCGATTGCGTGTGGAACATACAGATGCTCGACACCTGCAACATCCAACATGCGTGAACCGAACTTCGACATCGCGATCGGTTTCACATTGTCACGCTCACACCATCTCAATACTTCTGGCGGTGTCGGCTGGTGATCAATCGGAACCCATGATGCGATGTTCTTCCAATCTTTCAACGATTCAGATTTCAACACCCACACATCAAACAATGTCATCATCAATGTCGGTGTGGATAGATCTTGGTTTGCCCATTCCATTGTGTGCGCGACAAGCACATCGTCGGAGTATGCCGATAATCCTTGCGGATACATTTTGAAACCATTCCAAGTCGATGCCGAACCTGCAAGTCCGTACATCGCGTGGACTGCTATTTGGTGGCCTTCTTTCGCGAGCCTTTGGATGGCTTGCGCGGTTTGCTGACCGTATCCTGTTGCGGCCCAAGGTGCATTGCTGTACCAAAGGATTCTGAGTCGGTCGGGATTGGTAGTTCGGATGTTTCCAAGTAATGCGCTGCGCCCGCTCGGATTAATCTCTCCGCTAAATATCCGGGCATCTCCACCGGTCGCCCTTTTACGATTACCTTTTCCCACATGATCCTCCTAAGTTTAGTGCAGATACAGGAAAGCCTCGGCAAGTCCTGCACGACCTTGCCGAGGCTTAATCCTAGTCACAGTCCTTGCGGACTGTCATGTCTTATTGGTTTTACTTCCTGATTATCAGGATGCGCCACCAACAAAATGGCGAACATGTGAAGTAACTGGAAGATTTCCGTCAACCCGCATGGTGGCCCTGAAGGTCACTAAGCCCGCATTGAATGCGTAGTCATCGCTTCGATCCAACTTGATGCCGCCAACTTGACGAACATAGTACGAAGGAAGGTGTCCGAAGATTACCGACTTGTTCGCTGTTCCTGTTGATGCCATTGCTGGGTTCTCGTAGACCGGATAGCCCAAGAGCAAGTCTTGTGCATCGGCGTTGAGTGCTGGTGAGAACACATAGTTGCCCGCTGTGTCCTTCAATGATCGCATCTTCGCGATTGAAGAAGCGTTCATCTGGAAGCCTGAACCAGCCAAACGACGACCTGCTGTGTCTACCGAGTAGACCAAGCTGATCAAGTTGTCTGCTGTGAAAGCACCGGTGACACCTGTCGAACCGGTTCCGCCGGCAGCTGATGCTGTGACGATACCTTTTGGTTGATTGGTGCCTGAACCAGTTGTCAAAGCGTCGTTCACTCGGTAGCCAAGTTCGTTACCGACTTGTTCTGCCAAGAATGACAAGATGTCAACACCGCTGTCTTCGATCAACTCTGTTGAGAGTTGTACGAGGAACGAATATTTATAAGCACCGAGCGTAACAAACGACGAGAAGATCGGATCACTCTCAGCGATTGCTGTGCCTTCACCAACGATTGCCGCAGTTGAATACTGGGCAAGTGATGGAATCTGAAGGTTTTCGCCTGATGCTGTGTTCAACACTGTTGATGTCTGGAGCATTGGACCAACATGACGAGCAAGCATAATGACTTGGTCGTAGAACGATGTTGGAACTGGTGAACCAGTCGAAGTCTTTACGACATCGCGCTTTTCAAACGAGTGCGAACGAAGTTCGCCTTTTGCCATCGAGCGGATAACTTCTGCATCTGAACGAACACCGCGTGGTGCGTCAGCGACAGGACGAACCTGGTCTGCGAACTCGCGTGTTGCTGCATCCAAACGAAGTTCACGGGCCTCATCGGCGCGGAGTTTCTCGATTGTTGCTTGGCGATCCTCAAGTTCTTTGGTGATGCGCTCGTATGTCTGTGTTTCTTCTGCTGACAGATCACGCTTCTCAGCGGCTGCAACATCAAGAATCTTCTTAGCGGCTTCCCACGCTGTTGCGCGTTGTGCCATTTGTTGTTCAATAAATTGTTTCATGATTTCTCCATGAGTAGTAGTTGATTGGATATGCGCAGGAAGGTTGTATTCCGATGGCGCGGGACGCTGACCAATCTCTAGTCGTAGCGGGACGCTTACCGACCTAATGAACTATAGACGAGAATCTAGAAGTTTTTCAACAATTCAAGTTTTTTCGCCAACAAGTTCACCGTGTGAGGAACCTTGGCTGGTTCGGCACGAAGTTTGCTAACCGCACTCGACAACAGATCAGCCGACTCATCCGACAAAGTGTTGCCAGATTCGAGCATCGTGATCGCCTCGGCGAGCTTGTCTGCGTCAACACCTGTGCGCTCGGCAAGCATGTCAAGAGAACGGACCGAAGCCGATGTTGCCTTGTAGGCAGGGAAGCCTGTCACGACCGATACTTCATGCAAACGGACTTGGCGTAGTTCGCGGGTCATGCCATCATCTGACCATTTGTCTCCACCGGCAGGAACCGAGAATCCGAACGACATTGAGTCAACATCGCCGCGCTGCATGAGAACGCTCAGGTCACGGCCGACAGTTGTGTCTGGCAGATCTGCGTTCACCAATAAACCTTTTGAATCTTCTTCAAGTCGCAAAGTCTTTGACCGTGTCGAAGCGAGAAGCATCGACGAATCGTGGTTCATGTACATCTTGATTGTGTTGCGACCTTTCAACGATTTACGGAATGCACCTGGTGCGATTCGCTCGATGAACGGTAGTGGTTCGGAGTCTGAGTTGAAGACTGCTGCGTAACCTGTGAATGACATTCCTTCACCTGTTGGACCTGCACGAAGTTCAAACTCGTTGACATTGATGCGGCGTGTCTCAACCTTGTTGTCTTCCATGCCTGGAATGTTAGCAAAGTATTCAGTCTTGGCGCGATGAAACGAGAACAATCCTCGTTCGTCTTTGATCGCGTTAGCTTTACGCTCGAACCAGTCTCGTGCCGGTTGCGGGTTCAACGGGTTGATTCCCCACAGGTAATGTGCGACCGCACCCGCACCAGGGAACTGGTCATTGCTTGCATCAGAGTTCTTCGGTGCTTGTAGGTCTACCGAGTGTCGTTGCGCCCAAGCGTTCGCACGAATCACTTTGTCTTCCGTGATCTGGCCTCGTGCCATGTCTCGCGCTTCACGAACGGTTCTATCGACCAGCCCTTCACCCGCAAGACCTTGACCGTAGTAGTCCAATCCTTTTCTTGCCGCGCTGCGAATGTAGACAGGTATCTCAAGAGATACCTGGCGATCTTCGTCATCGACTGATTCTATTGTTTTCGGGTCCAAGGTCGGAATGCCGAGATCAGAATATGCGCGACGCGCAGCAGCATCATTGTCAATCGCCAACTTGACTGGATGTTCATCCAAGATTTCTTGCGCTTTTTCTTTCTTGTAAACAACTGTAGAAACGGACATATCTTCGTTGAACTCGATGTCATCAAATCTGACACCAGCATCGGCGAGTTCTTTCAAAGTTTGTTCCTCATCCGATTCTGGTCGGCCTGTCACGATATAGATGTAATACTCATCAAATAGTTTGTTGACATAGTCAACATTTTTTTGGATGCCTTGACCGCCGACTATCAGCGTTCCATCAACATCAACAATTACAACTTCTTCGGCGTCGGCATTTCTTTCACCACCTGGTTCCATGTCTTCGGCGATAGATACTGCGACCATGTGATCGATCGCATCTTGTTTCGTCGAGTGACAACCGATCACTTCGCCGTCTTCTTTAATGGTTGCCCATCCAGAACAGTCTGGTGATTTGTCGGTGATGAAGTAAGGCATTACGGCGTGATCAATGTGAAGGAGACTGCGTGACCGGCTTTGGTTGATATTGCATACATACTTTGACTTGGATATATGGCAAAGTCTTCTGATGCGCTTTTATGTAACGCATGACCAGTAGTTGTTGTGACTGTTGCGCCGCCGATAAATACTGTGTCAGTGTTGTCAAGATTGCTGATATGCAAACTGCCTGGATTGATTCCAGCGTGACTGACAAGTGTTGCGACGGTTCCGACAGCGATTGCTCCGTTGTTGATTGGCATGGTGTTACCTCAGAGCATCAATAATAGTTCAGCTTCGTCATCAAGAATACTGAACGCAATTGCGGCTGTCGCCTGCGAACTCATCCCACCCAAAACAGTTGACGAAACCGCATACCGTCTCTTCGGTTCAATCACAGGAACCTCAAGTGGTGGCATCTCGACTAGCGGTTCAATCTTCTTGCGTGGAGTTGTTGAATAAACTCTGCGACCACCAGACGGCGCAGGTGTCGGTTCAGGTTCTGGCGGTGTCGGTGTCGAATCGGCTGTGGCGATTAGTGCGCCGAGATCGGTTGATGCTGTTGCTGAGACTAGGGTTGTTGCGGTGCTGGTTACGGTTAGTGCGCCGAGTTCTGCTGAAGCGATTGCGATGCTTGTTGTTTGAGCGGTCGCCGAAGATGCAAGACTGCCAAGGTCAGATGTGGCGATAGCCGATTGACTTGCGATTGCGGTTGCTGATGATGCAAGACTGCCAAGATCAGATGTGGCGACAGCCGACTGGCTAACTGTTGCAATCGCCGAAGATGTAAGACTGCCGAGGTTAGATGTTGCAACAGCCGACTGGCTGACTGTCGCAGTCGCCGAAGATGTAAGACCATTCAATGTCGATGTTGCAACAGCCGATTGGCTAACTGTCGCGGTTGCCGAAGATGCAAGACCATTCAATGTTGATGCTGCAACAGCAGATTGGCTGACTGTCGCAGTTGTCGAAGATGCAAGACCGCCGAGTGTTGAAGAGCAAATTGCAGAATGGCTTACAAGTGCGGTGCTTGTGCTTGATAAACCATTGAGTGTCGCTATGCCTGTAGCAGTTGTTAAGAACTCGCCGCCGTCAAGAACATTTGTTCCATCGAGTGTTGAGGTGTCAAGAATGAATGCCGATGACCCGTCAAGACCGTAGGTGGCGTCGTTCAGTTGGCTCGTGTCGAGCAGGAATCTTTGAACCGCCATCGCGGTACTACTAACTTGCGACGGTCAGTGATGCAGACAGGTTGCCTGAAGCGATCGTATATGTGTCACCAGCGGTGTATGCGTTCGCTGTGATCGTGCCAGAGAACAAGAAGTTGCCTGCCGAAACATTGTCCCAAACTGTGAAGTGTGTTGCATCTTGCGAACCTGCGATATTAGTCCAAGTGATATCCGCGTCGGATGCGATTGCACCGGCTGATGCGGCACCGAACGAAACAAGTTTGCGTGTCGTCTCGGTTGCGGCGTTCGCCGTACCTGCCGCACCTGGATCACCGACATGAAGTTTGATATATGGAGTTGCGACAGAGAACGATGTTGCGTTGCCAGCGGCGTTCAAGAATGCGTTGCAAAGATAGGACGATAAACCTGTAGCCATTACTCTTCAACCCTTTCAGTGATTGTCAAAATCCTACCATCGGCGTCACGCTCAACAGTTCGCACAGTCAGCTTGTTCTCAGGAACATTCACACGCACCACAGTTTCAGGAACATTGATCACAGGTGCAGCAACACTCACATTCGCCGGTGGAACATTCACCACGACCTCAGGCATTGTCACATTCACATCACGCTGATTCACATCGTAGGTTGGTGCTGGTTCGGTGACTTGTTGCAACAAGACTGGTGCGACACCTGTGTGCGCGATCGGCTCGATGTCGAGTGCTTTCAACACTGATGCGGGTTCGAAACCTGCGTTGATGAGGCGTTGAGCCATCATTGTTTTGCGGTCAAGTTCTGTGAGTCCAGCCGCAGCAAGATCCACATTGGCTAGAGGTACACGGTAAGCATCGCCGCCTTCGGCTGGTCGGAGATCTTCGAAGCGTCGCACATCGTTGATTGACAGCCAACCAGCTTGCAGACCTGATGAGTATCCTGCGACACGCGAACCGAAGTCGCCGCGCATCAAACCATCAAGGTTGAACTTCATGAACGCACCGTTGGTGAGAAGTTTGTTTGAGTAGCCGTCTTCAATTTTGGTGACATACGGTCGAAGTGTGTGCATCACAAAATGAATGCCGTTCATCTCGACCGATGCGTATGCTTGCGCACCTGACTGAATCACACCAGCCATCGATGGCGGTACACGGAACGCGCGAAGAATCTCTTCGACTGCGAACTGTCGTGATTGTAGGAACTGTGAATCATCTGGTGCGACCGAAGTTGTCGTGTACTTCGCACCGCCGAACAGGATGCCTGGTCGGTGTGAGCGTCGCAAACCTTTGTGACCTTCTTCGAATCCGTCAACAAGCGACTTTGCTTGTTCGCGGGTCAGGTTGCCTGGGAACTCGATGATGCCAGAGGTGTGTGAACCTTGACCGAAGAATCTTGCAGCGAACTCTTCAAGAGCCTTTGACAAACCAAGATTTTCTTTGACAAGTTCGATGCGTGAACGGCCACGAAGATCGCCAGGCAAACGCAACTCGGACAGATGAATCATGTCATCATGCTCAATGATGTACTGATTGTCGTAAACATAAATCAGTCGGCGTGACTCGTCGCGCTTCACTTCAACTTTCAACGGATTCAACACAGCCAAACCGGCAACACCGGCATCGTCACGAATGATGCGCGTGAACGAGTTACCGTTCAACAACATCGAGACAAGCACCTGCTGGAAGTGGTCGGTGCGTGACACACCGATCTCAGGCATGTCAACCCATTCAGGTCGTGGACGGTATGGTCGGCGGTCGCCGTCGACACGGATGTAGGTGTCGACTGGCAGAGTTGAGATAGAGTCGGCGATAAGTCGGACACACGCATACACGGTTCCGATCTTCAACGAATCTTCTTGCGTGACTACCGTGCCAGAGTTTGTTGTGA